CTGTTTTCTTTTGGAGTTAAGTGGTCGATTTTTAATGATCAACAAGTAAGGTTTCCTACAGGTGGTTGCTCTTCAATAGTTTTTAATGGGGAAACAATAAATCTAGTTAGCAATGAGTTTGCTAATGAGTATTACGACTCAATCGAGTCACTATCCGACCTAAAACCACGCACTAAGGTAGAGTATTAGAAAGTAACAGATTCTATCTTTGATTTGAAAGATGAGTTTGAAAACGGAAATCTTCATTATAATTTTGGCGATGATGAGTGGTTTACTTACAAAGACGAGCCTTCATTTGCTATTGGATTTAAAGAATGTAATGTTTACCGCAAAGTAGATCGCCCAGTGGAATGGTGGAAAGACGCTGCGGAGTTTGTTAATTTAAATAATCAACTTGAAGGCAAAATCAATGCCGTTTTGTGCGCCAATGGTGATCATTTTCGAGTTAGGGCTTCTATGACACGCGATCAATGGTGCGACTTTGCAAGAATCTTACTTGAGCAGGAGGGTGAGTAGATGGAATATGCGCTATTCATACTTGCATTGATAAGTATCATAGTTTGGGGTTCGATTATTTACATTATCGGAGAGTATGCGAAAGATTACTTTTCATTCGCATGGACTCTATACAAACATCCAGAAGATGACGTTTGCTGTTGCGGTGTTCATATTGATGATCACTCGGCTTATGAAAACCACGCAGTAAAAACACAGCGAGAGTGGTTTATTGAGTGCAACAAACCGAAATTCATGTAACCACTACCCACCTTTGCAATGGTAGTAATGGTGGGTTATAATTTAATCGCGGAGTTGAAAGACCGTTTAGAAAGCAATTTGGTAGAGGGTTTAGTTAGTAGCAATCTCGGTGGGCTTTTTGTCTATCAAGTTGCGCCCCTCTTTCAAACGGGGTTGTTACTACCTAAGCCCTTTTTTTATGGAAGATTGTCAGAGTGGTTTAATGAGTCGGGTTGCTAACTCGATGAGTCGAAAGGCTCCATAGGTTCGAATCCTATATCTTCCGCCAAGCGCCATTAGGTCAATTGGATAGACTATCTGGCTTCTAACCAGACTGTTGCAGGTTCGAGTCCTGCATGGCGCGCCACCTTTCTAAGATCCTTTCACACCGCCGCTTTTTATAGCGGATATTCCAGCGTTAAACGAAATCCGAACAATTTAAATTTAGATGCTATCTAGTACAAGCCATGACCCAGCGATGAACAGAAATCTATGTGGTATGAAGGCACTATAAAAAAACGAACGATTCACTATCGGTTGTTTTCCTAGTTAAGAAAACCGTTTTGTGTCATACAGGCTGGCAACCTACTGCTTTCTGATACTGTGACTAGATAGAATACATCAAAAGGCCTATTGTTTGTGTCATACCACTAACCGGGTCTAATGATACTAATATTTAAAATTCAACATTTGGTCAATAGTGGGAAGGAGAGTTATTATGAACATATTTCAGCGATTAGTAAGTGAAGATTTAAAATGCGAGGTTTGCGGATCAAAAACAATGGCGCTATACGGGTGTGGTTGGGATAACGATAGAATACTTTGCTCTGATACAGAATGCGGTGCAGAGTATGTATTCCCGACAAGCACAACTCTTAGTGATGATTAATCGCAAAAGAAGATAGTTAAATTTAAATTGGAGCTAGAGTGATGAGTAAGTTAACAATACCAACAACAAGCGGCGATATGGCTGTGCCAGCTCATTTTGAAGATGGATGTAATAATTTATGTGTAACAATGACGCACTTTGGTCAATTCGAAATAACGCACATCAAATCAGGTCGAAAGCTTTACGGTGACTTTGAGAGGGCGGCGACGGCCACAGCCGAAATGCTAAAGCTTGAGCTTGCACTTCATGAAATAGGGATTGTTACCTCTAAAGAAATGGAGGAAATCCAAAGGCTGATTATAGAAAGCGACAAGAAGGTTTCAAGATTGGGCGATATGAGGGTTATTGAATACATAAAAATGAGCTCGGGGCTTGGAAAGATTACTGGCGAATTCCCTTGGGAGTCATTTGAAGAATCGCCTTTTGGTGAAATAGAAAAACTAAGAAAGGAACTACAATGATTAACCTAATCAACTGGCGTCTAGAGAAAGACCCAAAAAGCGCATGGCTTCAACTGCTATGCTATGGAAGAGTGATTTAGAAAAACAAAGCCGATTAACCTCGGCTTTTTTATTGGGCGTTAAGTGGTATAATTGTTACATCAAATTAATAAGAGTAAGGGTTGGCATTTATGGCACCACCAAAAGGCAACCGATTTTGGGAAAAGAGAAGTTCACACGGGAGGAAGCCATTGTTTAATAGTCCAGAAGAACTATGGAATGCTGCCGTTGAGTATTTTGAATGGGTTGAAGATAACCCACTTCACGCTCAGGGCATTATTACCAAAACAACGGTAACCAAAATGCGAGCTATGACGGTTCAAGGCTTGTGTTTATATCTTGATGTTGATGAGCAAACATTAGCTAATTACGAGAAGAAAGAAGATTTTTTCGGGATCGTTAAGCAAATCAAAAGCGTTATCTATGAGCAGAAATTTACTGGTGCCGCTGCTGACTTGTTAAACCCTAACATTATCTCTCGCGATCTTGGACTGTCAGACAGTCAATCAGTCAAGCATAGCGGTTCTGTTGGCAATGTTAACTATGACGTTAAATCTGACGACCCTAAAGAAGCGGCTCAAGAATACCTAGAGATGCTAAAGAATGGTTGATTTCGCAAAGGAGTTTAAGGCTAGGGCAAAACGCATCAATGAGATGAAGGGCAATCCTAGGCTTATTAACGGAGCGAAAGAATACTACAAGACAAGGCCAGTTGAATTTATTAACGACTGGTGCACTACATACGACCCTAGAAACGCATCAGTTAAAGATAAGCCTACCCTAATGGCTTTTAAGCTATTCCCAAGACAGGAAGAGTATGTGCTTTGGTTGCTTGATAGGATAGATGGCAAGCGCGGCGGATCGGTTGAGAAATGCCGCGATGCTGGAATTACCGAGGTATCAACGGCCTTTAGCGTTTGGGCGTGGTTGTTCATGGATGGATTTTCAATAGGATGGGGTTCTCGCAAAGAGTTGCTTGTTGACCGAATTGGCGACCCTGACTCAATATTTGAAAAGCTACGCAATAAAATTAGGCACCTTCCATCATTCTTCCTTCCAGAAGGCTTTAACGAGAATAATGACTTCAACTACATGAAGATCATAAACCCAAAGAACGGCAATACAATCACTGGCGAGGCTGGTATTAACATTGGCCGTGGTGGTCGTAAGTCGATTTATTTCGTTGATGAGTCGGCACACATGGAGAAACAGGAAGCCGTGGCCGCTGCTTTGGGTGATAATACTAACTGTGAGATTCATATTAGCTCTGTTAACGGGATGAACTTGTTTTACAAAAGAGCTAAAGCAAACGGTGGTAAAGACACGTTTATCTTTGATTGGCGACATGACCCAAGGAAAGATCAAGAATGGTACGACAATAGAAAACGTGACGCAGAGGAAAAGGGGCTTCTTCACATATTTAGCCAAGAAGTTGATAGAGATTACCTAGCATCAGTTCAAGGCATCATGATTAAACCTGCATGGCTTAAAGCTTGTATAGACGCACACAAAAAACTTAGCTTTGAACCGAGCGGCGTTACTCAGGCTGGTGTCGATGCGTCAGATGAGGGTGGTGATATTGATGCGATTACAATCCGTAAGGGCTCGGTGGTAATAGACAACCATAACTGGAACTGCGGTGGGGACCATGACCTATCGGCCGGAAAGGCTCACGGATACGCGCTTTCAAAATCTGTGGACCAACTTGTATATGACTCGATCGGCGTTGGCGCTGGGTTTAAGACCGCAATTAAACAGATTGAAGAAGTGAGTTATAAAGTTGATGGCTGGAACGCTGGTGGCGCTGTGGTAGATCCTGACGATAGGGTTTACAATGATAGCGACGGCAACGAGGATAAGCGAACTAATAAGGACTTCTTTGTTAACGCCAAAGCCCAAGCTTGGTGGGAGATAAGAGAAAGAGCAAGAAAGACGTACCTATCAGTCACCACTTCAAGACAGTACGACCATGATGAGCTGCTTTCTTTTGACTCTGATTCACTTGGTCACGCAAAGATTGAGCATTTGATAGCCGAACTATCTTCACCTAAGATGCAGTACAGAAACGGCAAAGTTAAAGTTGAATCAAAGGACGAAATGCGAAAGCGTGAAATTGACTCGCCAAACGATGCGGATTCACTTGTAATGTCATTCGTTAAGCTGGAAGCTAAAAACGTTGCAATGGGAATGATGATCCCGAAAAGGTTGAGATAATGGCTATATTCAAAGTAAGCGCAAACAATGGGAGAATTGAGTTAATAGTTAGAGCTCAGTGCTTATCATGCGCTCGAAGTGTGGCCGCATTGGATTCGCCAGCGAGCAAGAAGTTAATCTGGCGTGACCCATCTCAATCCACAGTGCAAGTGATTTACAATCCAGAGCGAGAGGGTTACGATCCTAAAGGTAAGCGCGGAATACTTAAAAGAGAATACTATGACCGATAAACTAACAATGGCAGTCAATACAGCCTTGCAACTTGCTGCTAACTCGCAAGCCAGTCAGATATCAATGGCTAGACAGTCATTGTTGAATCACGGCATGGGGATGGACACAAAGCGTCAAAGTGCGTGGTGCGAGTACGGATATAAGGCGCAATTAGATTTCCAAGACTTGTACAAAGCTTATCGCCGTGGTGGTTTGGCTTTCTCGGCAGTTAACAAGCTGGTTGGCAAGTGTTTCTCATCTAATCCGACAGTTATCGAGGGCGAAGAAAAGGACGAATCCAAAAGGAAACGGCTTGGGAAAAATCACTAAAGCGCACGCTAACCGCTAGGTTTTGGCATGCTTTCGCAGAAGCTGACCGCCGTCGATTGGTTGGGCGATACTCTGGTATCTTGATTCACTTTAAGGATTCAAAGAAGTGGAACCAGCCTGCTGGAAGAGGCAGAGGTATCGCAAAGTTCACCGTGGCGTGGGCCAACTGTTTGAAGATAAAAGAGTATGACAGCAAGCTTGAAAGCGAGACTTACGGCCAGCCAACTATGTGGCAATACACCGAAACATTACCAAGCGGAGGGCAGAGAACAACCGACGTTCACCCTGACCGTGTATTTATCTTGGGCGACTACACGCTAGACGCTATTGGTTATCTTGAGCCAGGCTACAACAACCTTGTCAATATCGAGAAAGTAGAGGGCGGTTCCGGTGAGTCATTCCTCAAGAATGCAGCGCGTCAGCTGTCGGTTAACTTTGACAAGGAAATCGACTTTGGAAGCCTAGCAGCGATGTATGGCGTTAGCGTTGATGAATTGCAGAGCAAGTACGACGAAGCAGCCAAAGAGCTAAACCGAGGCAACGACACAATCATGGTAACTCAGGGCGCAACTACTACGCCTATGGTGTCGGATGTTCCAGACCCAACTCCAACCTATGATATTAACGTCCAGTCGTTCGCCGCATCTGTTGATATGCCTAGCCGCATTCTAGTTGGCAACCAGCAAGCAGAGCGCTCAAGTACCGAAGATAACAAGTATTGGAATGGTCGCTGCCAGTCACGCCGAGAAATTGAGCTCAGCGAAGAGATAGAAGATTTCATCGAGCAAAAGGTTATTGGTTTAGGCGTGGTTAAATCGGTGCCTGAATTTACTGTTATTTGGGACGACCTAAACGAAGCTACGCAGTCAGAGAAGCTAGCCAACGCTAAGACTATGACGGAAATCAACGATAAAGCCCTATCGGATGGACAGCCAATATTCACGGATAGCGAGATTCGAATAGCTGCCGGATATGAGTCGCTAGGTGATGGAATGCCGCTTGGCGAGTCACTAGATGACGATTTAGAGGATGAAGATAATGGCGAAGCGTAACGGCTCTCCTATCCTGCCGAGGGATATTAGAGACCCTACAGGCGTAGATCGTCTTGAGCGTGGTGCTATCAATAAGTATGAAGCCAAACTACGCAAGATAGGCCGAGAGTATCCAAAGCTAATCCAGAGTCTAAGCCCACAGCTGGCAGTCAACCAGCGATACACCTACGAGCTTGATGAGTTCACGCTTAATTACATTCTAGAGCAAGGTAACTTACTCATTGATGAAATATTGATTGAAGGCGGGCAGCAAGACCCGTGGTTATTCAGTCAATATGTAAGCGTTGCTTATCAGCGCGGCACATCGCAAGAATTTCAGAACCTAACAGCACAATCGCCAGCATATTCCGCCGAGGTGGAAAATCTACGTGAACTAATCAACAGTGAGCCGTACCGTGATCGCATTGCGTTAGTTAAAGCGCGAGTGTTTGAGGAAATGAAAGGGTTATCAGCAACCGTTAAGGCCGATATGTCTCGAGTGCTTACCGATGGCATTGCTAGAGGATTAAATCCGCTTGATATCGCTAGAGCGCTAAAAACACAAACCGGACTGGAAGAATATCGAGCTCGAAGGATTGCGCGAACTGAAATCACAACGGCGTTGCGTCGAGCTAGGTGGGATGAGTCAGAGAGTGCGCAAGAGCGCTTTGGGCTAACAACAATGCAGCTTCACTTGTCTGCGTTATCACCAACAACTCGCGTTACTCATGCTTTGCGTCATGCTCACTTGTATACGGTTGAAGAGGTTCGAGAGTGGTATTCAATAACACCCAACGGAATTAATTGTAAGTGTGTAACTATTAGCATATTAGTCGATGATAACGGAAACCCAATTAATGATACAATAATTGAAAGGGCGCAAAAAATGTTCGATAAGTCGAAGTTTGCAACTAACCATAAATGTTCATGCTGTTGATGCAGCGTAAGGGGAATAAGTGAAAGTCTATCAGGTAAACGTCACAACAAAGGTTAACAGCCAGTCGATTAGACGCGAAACATACAACGGTAAAGAGCACTGGATTCTACCTAGTTACACTTTGCCAGCTAACGTGATCATGAACGGCGGCTTGTACACCGCTGAGCAGATTGATAAGCACTACGAAGGTCTAGAAGGTACACTTGCACCGCTAGGCCATCCAGAAGTGAACGGTCAGTTTGTTTCTGCATTCAGCCCAGAGGGTATTAACCAAGGCCACATTGGGGCATGGAACCGTAATGCTAAGAAAGCTGGCAATCGCATCTACGTTGAGAAGTGGATTGATATCGAAGTTGCCAAGCAGTCTGAAAAAGGCCGAGAGCTAATTGATCGCATCGAAGCTATTGAGCGTGGCGATGATGTGCCACCAATCCATACCAGTATCGCTGTATTCCTTGAGCGTCTAGAGCCAAATGAAGAGCAAAAGCAAATGGGCGCTGAATGGGTTGCTGATATCAAGTCGGTAGACCATGATGCGATCTTGCTTCATGAAGTTGGCGCAGCTACACCAGAGCAAGGTGTAGGCATGATGGTAAACGCTGACCAAGCTGTTACTCTAAAGCCGGTCGTTAACCGTGGCGCATTGGAGGGTGAAACGTTCCGAGATAAAGAGCGAATGCTTGACCATGCTGCGCGCAAGAAGTTTGTAACTGGTTATGTTGACTATGTATGGGTAGCTGACTTTACCGACTCGCAAGCTGTCGTTATTACTAATGGCGGTGAAGCAATGGTTTACACATATTTGCGAGAAGGTGATACAATTACCTTTGAAGATAATGGAACGCCAGTGCAACGTGAGGAATCTTGGGTTACAATGGCTATGAATACGGCTAAACGCTTTATTCCATTTTTCGGCAAGCAGGATAACCCTGCAACAAACCAACAGGAGGGCGACATGCCTTTGACACCAGAAGAGAAACAAGAGCTAATCACCGAAATTGGCAAAGGCTTGGCGGCTAATGTTG